GAGTAGGCGGCGCGGGAGGCGGCGCAGGCGGCGGAGGTGGTATCTTCTAAGAACTTCTGCGTAAAGTCCTCTCCGTTGCCAAAGCGTTCAGCTATGTCTACGGCGTTAACAGAACGAGGGTCAGGGTCTTTGACTTTCGAGAGGGCATATCGTGCGAACTGGCTTGCACAATAAGCGAGGAAGCGATGGGAGAAGTCGTAGCGGTGTAGGATGTAATCGAGGGATTCATTCTTGATCATTAAGAATATTCTCCACGTCTTGTCGCACCGGGGCTTTTGGCCCTACCGAGGCCAGAGCGCGATCTAGCGCCTTTTTAAGTCTTTGATTCTCCTGATACATTCCATCGTAAGTACGAAGGCTGTTCTCGCGGAGTTGATACTGCAGAGATGAGATAAGTTTTTCTTTATTAGTACAACTGTCGCAGGAGTCTATCATGTTTGGCCTGCTCATGTCGTCACCGCGCAATTCGGCCCTATGACGAACGAGCAACTGCAGTTGATGCCGTCCGAGCTGTACGCGCCTGGCGGAAGTTCTGCACTGAACCCGTCGTTGGCGGAGTAGGTGCCGTACAGATTACCGCCAATGCAGAACGCCACTTCAGCGAACGTGCTTGGATAGACCGGAACGCAGGACTGGCAGAGCTGCACCATGGTGACTGTCGTTCCCGGTACGCCAGCAGGCCCTGCAGGACCAACCGCACCGTCCGGCCCTTGCGTCCCGATAAACCCTTGACCGCCACACGAACTGAACGCCAACAACAAAACTAACAATAAGCCTCTAATTAACATAATTCCTCCAAAGTAAGAGCTTTTCAAGCTCGGTTTCTTTACCAGTGATCTTCTGGACATTTTCATAGTAAGCCCAGACTCCGCGTCCTACTTCTCCGCTTATGAACAACATGCGGGGATTCATACTCTCTACACAATAAACACCTCCTACTTCAACACCATAATAATTTTCCCACTTATCATCGGGCTTGCTGTAGTCAGTAAATATTACTCTATCTCCTACTTTTAACTCATTTTCCATAGTTTGTCCACAACAAAAGTTTTTCGAGTTCAGTTTCCTTGCCGGTGATTCGCAATAAGTCTTCCTCCCAAACCGACACCCTTCCGGGCACATCGTCGAACCTGATGAAAGGGCAAGGATCATTGTTCTCGTCGCAAACACCGAGCATACCCTCGTATACGTCGCAGTATCGCTGGTTGTTCGTCGCCGCCATCACTCGATCTCCTATCCTGAACCTACTCATACAAAATCTTCTCTACTTCAGTAGTTTTATTCTCGGACAGCCTGAATCGCCATAGATAGCATGACAGATGCTCCAGGCCAAAAAAAATGAGATACACTCCTTCATTTTTTTCAGTCGAATTTTTGTCGTATATCTCAACTTTTTTGATGACATATTCAGCTCCAAGGGTGAGGTGCTCTTTTAAAAAGTCATTTTCACAATTGTCTATGCAGATCACTTTGTCCCACTTCTTGAACTCAGTCTTCGGTGTCGCCATACAGTATCCTCTCCAGCCTGGTCAACTGCTTGTCTGCAAGCTTAAAACTATTGCAGTCTGCGGCGCCTCCTTTTGGGCATTCAAAAAGGATTAAATTTCCACTTTCGTTAGTATCTTTGACGACGTAAACGCCGTCTTTTACCCCGTACTCGTGACTCCATTCGCTGTCGTTCACACGGATTACTCGATCAAATTTCTTAAAGGTCATCATCATCCCCCCTCAAGAGCTTCTCCAAAAGGCTGGTCTTATTCGGAGACAGCCTAAACTTCTCTGTAGAACAGAAAGCCTTAATGTCAAAAATCTTCAGGCAACTTCCGCTACAGCTATTGACGGTGTACTCCTTACCTACGTCCCCCCACGTGCCATCGTCTTTAACATCATCAGGAGGCAATGCTCGAATGACTCTATCCCATCGCTTAAATTCTCCCATCAGCGCACTTCTTTCCCCAACCTGCAAAAAGACTCATAGGACTGCGGGTACTGGCGACTGAGCTTATCCTCGGCCTCTGCTTGGCTCTTCGCCATGATGGGGTAGACCTCGCTCATGTCGTTCCCATAGAAGCAGCGGTACTCCCTGTCATAGTCTGAGGCATCTCCGCTACTCACCAGACGGATGACGCAGTACCCAATGAACACGATAATCCCAAGTCTAATTGCTGTGATCATGCTACTCTTCTCCCTTCGATAATAGCCGCGTATGAGTCGTACAAGGCGACTAGAGCCACTGTTAAGTCTCCAATGAGGGCGGACCCTTCAGGAAGCATCCTGATCCTACGCTTGATCGCCTCAATCTCTACCAGCATTTCTTTCGTTGTCATGAAGCGAGAATATCAATTCAAACCTTCTTTGTCAACCCTTATTTTATGCTTGACAGATCACAAAAGCCGTGATACCCTAGGAGTACGCTCCTGCCCAAAAAAGAACGTGTTGGTGAGCGCAGTAAAAAAAAAAGAGGAGGGCTAACACGCAGGCCTTGCATCTCCTTATAGTGCCATAATTAGAGGCCAAATGTCAAGAACAAAATAACGCTTGACATTCCCTACGGTGTCTGATAACCTGGTTAAGTCAGGACACACCGGTGTCCACCTTCTCTCCTCCGACGAAGAGGCCGTGAACCCCCCACGGCCTCTTTTTTTTGTCTTGACAACTTGATCGATCTGGTATAGCCTATGCATAATGAGTAGCCCGGTGAATCAACTCCAAACGCAGACGCCCGATCAACTTGCCGCAACGCTCGTCACTGAGACATATAAATTAATAGATGCTCAAGGGAATGCATTGTCCGGTAAGATCGCCGTCATGTTTCTCGCTCGGTTCACTGGTATGCTCATTTATCGATCTCTTGCAGCGCCTGCTCCTGACTCATGTAAAACAAAAGAAGAGAAGTACAATTTTACCTCTCAAAACTTTGCAAAAGTCAAGCAGGCGACGCAGGAGGCGATAGCCGCCGCCTTCTCCGGTGCTATGCACACTTTCGTCGGTAAACCGATGGAATACTACTGCCTGATCAAGCCTGTCGGTCCCGCAGTCAACAAGGAGCCTTGCTAATGAACAAGATTGAAAAGTCAAGCCGTAGACGTATGCAGGGCCGAGTCCGTAAGTACGTCAAGACAGAGCCTGCCATGTTTTACCGCCTCGACCCAAAGACGCAAGTCGAACGACAACAATTTAACCGTGCTGCGCGAAGACGCCAGAACGTAATGAGGGTAAGTAAACTGCTTGCGAATTAACAAGAAACTTCAATACGGCCTGCTCTTCGTGATCTACCTGAGTCGTTCGGGTAGATCGACCGTTGACATTGTCTCGAAGAACATTTCCGTACCGAAGAACTTCTTGGAGCAGATCGCGCGTCAGCTCCGTTTATCCGGTGTCATCAGGAGCATTCGCGGTCCATCAGGCGGCTACGAACTCAACACGAACTGCACCATCGGTGACGTATTCGCAGCACTGAAGCAGGACAAGCTCCTCGATCCAAGGGACATGGCGGTATTGAAGCGCGGCCAACTTGAACATCGAGCACTCGCCATGGCGGTGCAAGATCTCTACTTCGCCCAAGCTCAAGTCTTGACTCGTCGCATAGTCGACGTTGTACGAGAACTCGTATCGGCCGAGACTCACATCATGAACTCGATGAACGTGGTAGGTATGGCATGAAGAACTTCATCAACGCCCTAGCCTACGCCTTCACCCTCGGATTCTTCCTGGTGATCGCAACACTCGCAATCGGCAAGATCGCCAATGCAGGACCAGTAGAGACAGTTCTTGACGCCCTGGTGAACATCAAAGGGGGTGCGACAGGCTCCATCGTCGCAGGCAAATCTGGGCGGCACTATATCCTCACCAACTGGCATGTCTGTTGGATGGAGAGTGATGATGACTCCTCCCTCACCGGCACCCTCACGAACGGTGAACGAGTGACCGGGATGATCGTCCTCCGGGACGCCGTAGCCGACCTCTGCGCCGTCCGCATCCACGACGATACCCCCACCCTCACCCTCGCCAAAGACCAGACCGTCCGGGATGTGATGACGTTCGGATACCCGGAAGGTATCTTGACAGAGAGTCATGGCTTCACAAAAGAAAGGTTTCAGTGGTCCTATGAAGTCCCTATCGAGCTTGTTCGCAAATGTCCCGAAAACACCACTATCAATTATTATCATGATGGTACTGTTAAGAGTTGCACTATTCATTGGGTTAATGTCCTTACTAATCTTTATAGCCGTGGCGGGTCAAGCGGCTCTCCTATCGTGGATGATTCAGGACTTCTGGTGTCTGTGATGACTTCGCAGGGCGGTGTCAAGCAGGGTGAGTTTTCAGGCGGTATCGTTCCCCCAGAACTTGTCAAAGCATTCTTGGAGAAGCTATGAAGCATTTGATCTATGAGATCTTAAATAGAGTGATCGTGCTAGGAATAGTTGTTCTGGTAGTCGCTGCTATATGCGGCGCATGGCGTTCACAGGCAGATTCCTTCCCCTATTCCTTCGGCATTCCGCCGCTCGACAAGGCGATTGAAGCGGGATATGTCCAGAGCGGCGCATCAGGCTATGCGAATCGTTTCCAGGGCTACATGGTCGGCACCTACGCGAAGCCGTATGATCTCGACAAGCTTGTGATGCCCTACTTCATCTACAAGCGGAGACAAATTCCGGTGTCATTAGGCGCTGGAGTGAAACTGAAACTTGAACTCGACAAGGCTTCCTTGTCGATACCATTTTGAGGGATTTATGGAATATATACTTTTGACTGCTTCCGTAGTATTAATGCTTTTTGGATGTTCCTTAGCTATAACTGAAAGCATTGAAAAAGTAAATGTAGAGCTAAGAAAACTCAACGCCTCTATAAATCCTTCTCCTAAACTATCCGCAAGAGAAAGGGCCATAGCTGCTTTCGTGAAAAAGTAGGATGACTGTGAAAAAGTATGACGACAAACCTAGAAAAACTCGCCATAGTCGCGTCCATCGCCTGCATCCTGAAGTTCCTCGTTGAAGGAGTGAACTTCAGCATCAACGGCTCCCCGGTGTCACTAGGGCATGTAGACGCTTCTGCCTACGCCATGCTCCTTGCACCACTTTGGGGACCGCACGCTTACATTTCAACACAAAAGAAGGACGTATGACACCAGATACCACTGACAAGCGCCTCGTACTATTCGTTTGCTTGGGACTCCTGCTCGCGTTTGCTGCTGGACGGTGGACAGGACCAGAGAAAATCAAGACCGTAGTGCAGACGGTAACCGTAGAAAAGAAGACCGATGACCAAACGAAAAAGGAACAAGATCACAAAAAATATACGACGGTTGAAGTCGTATCACCAGATGGTACGAAAACACGGACTACCACAATTACTGATGACCGAGGAATCACCAGCACTGACAAGAGTACGGATAACACCGACATTACCCAAACGAAGAGCAAAGAAGTCGATAAAAGCTCCAGCAAGCTCACCATGCAGTTCCTCGCGGGAATGGCAATCACTGCTCCTGGTGTTCCTATTTATGGCCTCAGTGTCTCTCGTAATATCCTTGGCCCAGTCGTAGTCGGAGTATTCGGCCTCACTAATAAAACAGGCGGATTTTCAATAGGATTGAGTTTTTGATATGGAAGAGAATAAGTCAAGACTTACCTTAGTAGGCCGGAGCCGTAAAAAAATTGGCAAGATTTTCTTGTCCGAATATAAGTGTCAGTGCGGTAAAGTGACATTTCAACGACCGTGGTGCGTCAATAGCGGTAGAATTAGATCCTGTGGGTGTCTTAGAGATGAGCTGTCCAGGCAGAGAATGATCGGCAAGCCATCGAAGTTTGCGTTTGAAGATCCAACTGAGAGTAGTTTTAATAGCCTATACAAGAAGTACAGAGAAGGAGCGGAAAAAAGGCACCTTAGTTTTTGTTTGCCTAAAGAAATGTTTGCGGCACTCACAAAAAATAATTGCTTTTATTGCGGGGCAGCGCCAGCTCAAGAATTAATAAAGACTGGGGGTAGACAGCCGTACATTTATAACGGCGTGGATCGAAAAGATAATAATTTAGGATATACGCCTGATAATAGCTGTTCTTGTTGCGGCGACTGTAATTTCCTCAAAGGAAGCCGGGACTTTGAGTCTTTCATAAAAAAGATCCGTATTATCAACGATACAACTATTGGCTTGACATTCTAACGCCCTCCTGGTATTCTTCTTGCAGGAGACACAAATGAAAGACTTTCAGAAATTCATCGAGCCTTACGCAGCGCAGCTTCCCATTACCAAAGCTATTAGCACCTTCGAGGCAGAGAAGCGAGCAGGAGTGTTTTTAGAGGCCATGGCGCAGATTACGACTATGCGACATGAGTTTTCAGAACAGAAGATCAAGTTCCTCTCCGTCCAGACAGCCGTCTACTCAGAGGAACTCGCCAAAGGGACCGCCAAGACCATGACCGAGAACAAAGTGACAGCCGAGGCTTCCAAGGCGTATGAGACTGCGCGGGAAGACTTGGAGCGGATCGACAACGACCTTTCGTACCTCCGAGCATACTACGACATTTTCAACAATGCCCACATCTTCTTCAGGCAGCTCAGCAAAGGCGAACAATTCTAATGGTAACACATTACGCTATAGATGCCGCGAACGATGCCGAGAAGCAAAACGACTTACCGGAGATTAAATGGATCAAAAACGATCCCAAGAAACACCAGTGGTTTTACGATGGCAGTGTTTTCCTTGTCGCTCTGCGAACCGGCAAAACAGGTGGACCCTATAAGTGGGATTTTGAAACCGTAACTGTATCAGCCGACGGGGAATCCATGTCATTCAACCAAAGAGAGTGCGGCTGTGATTATTCGTCATGGTCATGGGAAGACTTTGAGTATTTCCATGTCCTTGAAGGCCAAGAACCGACCACAAAACCAGACAATGATGAATAATGGACCTGACGCCAAGAAAGCAAGGGAGTCTGAATGACAATACCAACGAGAGAAGAATGTTTTGAAATGCTCAGTCATTGGAACCGAGAAGTCAGTAACTTCGGTAGGGATTTACTTCGGAGGTTTTACCCATGAGACTGACGAAATGTAGACTAGAACAGCTTCACAAAATTTGGGATAACGAGAAAGGCTCAACACCCCTTGAACTCCTAGATGAGATCGACACGCTTCGCGCACAGGTCGTCATAATTCACGAAAACCAGCGCAACACAGAGGATGAAAATACCAAGCTGAAGGCGGCGCTGGAAAAGATTGCAGATCCAAGAAAGCGCGATCATTCCGAGCCGGATAAATATACCGAGCTTGGTTGCGTGATGAATATTGCACAAGAAGCACTCGACGCTGTAGATGCAAGCGGTTCCGAACAGAGTCGGAAGGAGTAAAATGAAAAAGATGGATAAAGACAGAAAACCACTAAAGTACTCAGATCTTTCTATTGAAAAGAAAAACTCAGGAAGACTCGTCCACGCCTGTGTTGGAAATTTCAGAGGGCTGGGAAAACGGAAGCTCATTTTACACAATGCGACTCTTCATCTCGGTGAGGACGGAAAACCGTACTATAGCTACGGCGACGGTAATGCTTTGGCTGTTTCTGTAAGAGGCATAGTGAACAGCAAAATAGCATCAGGTATTAATAGAGGCAGAATCCGCGCCAAGAAAGCAAGGAACTAAAAAAGATGAGTAAATTCGACATGAGCGGCCTCGCCACCTCGATCCGTAAGAATTTTAAGGATACGCCGGAACTCGCCAAGAAGATCGGCGTCGGCTCGAACTTGTCCAAGCTCACCGATGCAGACTACATTATCCTCCCCCAATGGTGGAAGGACTGTACGGGCGTCCCCGGCCTCCCGTTCGGGAAACTCGTCATGATTGCCGGAGACTCCGACTCCGGTAAAACATCAGCGGCGATTGAGGCGATGAAGGCCGCTCAATCGCAGGAAGTAGGGATCATCTATGTTGAGACTGAAGGCAAGACTACCGAGGCTGATCTCCAAGCGTGGGGTGTCGATCCTTCTGGAATACTTCTGGTGCAGTCTTCAATCGCTGAGACAGCGTTCGAGCTTCTGTTTGCAGCTTGGGACTCATTTAGAGCTAAGTACCCTACAGCGCGTCTACTTGTGGTGTTCGATTCTATTGGGAACGTCGTATCACAGAGAGATTCTGAGATTAATCTCACTGAACAGAACTCGGCACCTGGTGGAAAAGGTAAGATCAATCGACTCGCCATAAATAAGATGATCTCGAAGATGAGTGAAGGCAACTCCGCCATCCTCATCATCAACTACACCTACGACAACATGGGATCTCCAGGAAAGACGAACGCAGGCGGTAAGGCCGTCAACTTCTTCTCCTCCCTCACCTTCCAGACGACGCGCAAAGGCTGGTACGAGAAGACCGTTAAGGGCGAGAAGGTACGATGCGGTGCCGACGTATCCTGGAAGCTCTTCAAGAACCACTTGAACAAAGGAGCGCAGAACAAGAAAGAGTTCACGCTCAGAATCACTTCGGAGGGAATCTCTTGTGTCGGAGCAGAGTAAACCTATTGCTGTCTTAATCTCGGACATTCATTTTACCATACCTACATTGGAACTTGCCTCCAAGTCTCTACGCGCGGCCTTTGAAAAGGCGTTTGAACTGTGCATACCATTAGTGATCGCAGGCGATACACTCGATAGTAAAGCCATCATGTGCGGTAAATGTGTCAATGCCCTTCTGGACATAGCATTAAACAGGCAATTTAGGGAAGTTACAGTTTACATACTCGTCGGAAACCACGATCTCCTCAATGAAAAAGGCAAAGAACATACTTTGAGATTCTTAAAACCTTACTGGAGGGTCATAGAGGTGCCCGCATTCATAGATCATCTGAACACTTGGCTTGTTCCATATATGAATGATTCCCAAGAACTGCAAAAATTTATAGATGGGCAAGCTTCAGGGACTAGAATCATCATGCACCAGGGCGTTCAGACCGCGTATCTAGGCCATTACGTCCAAGACAAGACTTCGCTCCCCAAAGAGGCGTTTGCCGACTTCCGCGTGATCAGCGGCCACTATCATCGAGCACAGGACATTAAGTGTGGACGGCCACGCAAAGGCGCTGTAGGACTTTTCTCTTACATCGGCAATCCATATTCTCTATCCTTCGGCGAGGCTCAGGACGGTCCTAAAGGCTTCCAGATCCTGAACGACGACGGCCTCCTCACCCCGGTGCCGACGAACCTCCGCAAGCATGTCGTTCTCAATATGGACGTAGACGCCCTCCACAACGGCTCTTACATGGGACAGCCTATCGAGAATGACGACCTCGTATGGCTCAAAATCTCTGGACCGTACACAGACCTTGAACGCCTGAATAAGAAGCAGATCGGCATGAATCTCCTCGGCCACACCAACTTTAAGCTTGACAAGATCTACACCGACGTTGCCAAGCTCGAAGTCAAAACAGAATCCTTGACAGAGGAACAAATTCTTGATAAGATGATTGACGCAACAGACGAAAAGGCTCCTGAAAAGAAGGCTTTGAAGAGCCTTTGGAGAGAGGTGTTATCATGAAGCTAACGATAGTCAAATATAAAGGTAAGTTTGGAATAATGAAGGAAGGCTGGTTTTCAAAAAAGCTCCTCGATATGCAAGATTTACCTGATGTTAACTGGCGAAGCCTGAGCCAAAAAAAGTATAGTTTTCTTTGGAGAGAATTAAAAGAAGTACAAGAGACACTAAGGAAATTAACTGCTCCAGAGGAAAAAATCACTGCGTATACCGGCTCGGTCGAGCAGATTTTAGATAGCAAATGAAACTCACCACTTGCGAAGCATGGAACTTTGGCTCATACGCACATATCAAATTTGATATGGGCAGCATTGGCCTAGGCCTGGTGTACGGCGACACCGGTGCCGGTAAGTCCATGCTCGCCGATCTTCCCTGCTGGATCATGTTCGGCGTCACCGCCAAGAACGGTGCCGCAGACGAAGTCCGATCTTGGAACGCGCCTCATCAACCCACAAAAGGAGTCCTCGATGTACAATTGGCACAAGGAAGCATTACGATTACAAGAGTCCGGGGTAAAAGTGGTCAAAACGACCTCTACTGGACAGAGGCCCATGCACCAGATAAACTCGAACGAGGAAAGGATTTATCTGAGACACAAAGACTCCTTTGCATACGCCTCGGTGTTGATTCTGTACTATATCTTAGCGCCAGTTATTTTTGTGATTTTTCTCCTTCAGGACAGTTTTTTGTTTCTAAAGCGCCGGTTCGCCGCGAACTCTTCGAGAAAATCGCCTCCCTCAGTCTCCCAATCCGATTAGGCGAGAAGGCTTCTGAGGCGCGGAAAGGTATCAAGAAAGAACTCGAAGGCTTGGAGCTTGACCTTGCCAAGTTGAAAGGCCGTCTGGAGCAGTCCCAAGCCTCACAGGACGGCACCACGGCGAGCTACTCAGAATGGGCGGGGAAGCGGGAAGTCATAGAGGCTAATCTCACCAAGAGCCGTGACGCCGCTAGGAAAGAAGCCGCTATTGTCCCGATCATTGACGCGAAGATCAAATTCATGCAAGAGGAGCTGAAGGAGATCAAGGCGCTGGAGCCGGAGCTTGTGGCAGCTAAGAAAGAGCTTGACGTAGTAAAAATAAATCTCAAAAGCAGACAATTAGAGCTTGACAGACTTTATGCGGTGATCGAAACATGCCCTACTTGTCTTTCGCCTCAGAAAGACAACGTACATAGAGAAGCGCGTATAGCCTATATAGAAAAAGACCTAAAAAGTCTCCGTTCGGATACAGGCGCGGCGGCATTGAAATTTGAGCGTTTTCAGGCTGCCATGGAGAAGGAGATCACCCTCGCTCCAGACCTCCGCAAGGCCGAAAGAGACAAAGAAGACCGGCTGAATAAGCTCGCGCAGGCGCAGCGAGAACTCGACAGCCTTGACCAAGAGAACCCATTCTCGGCGGTGCTCCAGAAGCTTGCGCAGGACATTAAGTTACTAAATTGCAGCATCTTATTTACTGAGGACGGGATATCGAACCTCCAGCAGAAGCTCGCTCGCCTGAATCGCCTTTACGATATGTCCTTCGATCTGCGCGGTGAACTCTTGAAGAAAGCCGTCAGTCAGATCGAGACTTCAACGAACGGTTACCTTGAGAAGTACTTTGACGCGGAGATCCGCGTGACGTTCTGCCTTGAGGATTCGGACAACCTGGAGGTTACGATCCAGAAGTCAGGCTTCGAGTGCTCGTTCAAGCAGCTCTCCAAGGGACAGCGCCAACTCCTGAAGCTCTGCTTCTCAGTCTCGATCATGAAGGCCTCGGCGAATACAGCCGGTGTTCACTTTGATAACTTGTTTTTCGACGAGGCCCTTGATGGGCTTGATGACAAACTCAAAGTCAAGGCGTTCGGCCTGTTCTCGGAACTGGAGAAGGAGCACGGCTCGATCATCCTCATCGACCATGCTCCAGCCTTCCAGAGTCTATTCTCGAAGAAATTCCACGTCACCATGGACAGTGACTTGAGCGAGATTCATGAAGAATCCTAGGATCACCAAGAAAGAACAGGGACTACTCAAGGGAGCCTTGCGTCGCGTCTTCAGTCGCTCAGAGCTTCGCAGGGCCGTAATAGACGCGGCTTTGGTGGAGCACTCGGACCCAAGCCGTCCAAGAGTTAAGAAATGGTGTAGATGCGCCATCTGCAAGCTACCAGAGGCCAAGAGCTACGTTGCGGTAGACCACATCTCCCCGGTGATTCCCCTCGACAGAAGTTTCGAGGAGATGAGTATTGATGAAGTCGTAAATAGATTGTGGTGTTTACTTGACAACCTTCAAGTTCTATGCGAAACTTGTCATGATGACAAAACGGCTGAAGAGCGGAAAGCTCGCAAAAAGATAAAGGATAAACTAGCGAATGAGTAACCCAAAGGAACTGAGAAAACAATTGCGCAATGTCTGCCAAGATTTACTCCCCGATCTTCTGAAGTCCGAACTCGGACAGGCGCTCCATAAAGACCTCTCCCAAGTCATCCAGACGCGCCTCAACGTAGTCATTGCAAACATTCAAGAAACCCTTCAACAAATTGATCAGCGTTCCAAGGACATTCAAGGCTACATCGTGCGCCAGTCCTTAGTTCCTGTTTCAACCCCGGCCACGACGCTAACCACTGGAGAGAAGACGAATGAACAAGCAACACAAGGGTCCGAAGGTACTAATTCTTGATATTGAGACTCTACCGATTCTAGCAAGAGTTTGGGGACTGCGAGATCAGAACATCGCTCCGAATCAAGTCCTCAGAGATGGTTTTATCGTAGCGTGGGCGGCGAAGTGGTACGAAGATAAGTACGGTCGTGTCTACGGCCCTCACAATAAGCTCGTCTACCTGGATCAGCGCAAGCTCAAGATCCCCATCAAGAACGAGCGGTTCTTGATGAAGCCTCTTTGGGACATGATCGATGAGGCCGACATTATCCTCGGACAGAACTCGAACGCCTTCGATATTAAGAAGATTAATACCGGCTTCTTTGACACGGGCCTGCCTAAGCCGTCCGACTTTAACAAGACGGACGTTTACCTGGTGAATAAAAAGCACTTCTCCCATTCCTCGAACAAGCTTGAGTTCATCACGAAGAAGTACTGCACGAAGTACAAGAAGCTCAACCACGGTAAGTACCCCGGACAAGAGCTTTGGAACGCCATCGAAGTCGGCGACCAGGCCGCCTGGAGAGAGATGGAAGTTTACAACAAGCACGACGTTCTAGCGACCGAGGAATACTACTCGCTGATCCAAGGATGGGATGACTCCATCAACGCGAATTATTTCACCGGAGTAGAGAAGATCGTCTGCATCCAATGCGGAGCCGACGACTTCAAGAAGCAAGGATTCTTCCATAGTGCCTCTGGCGGTAAGTTCCAGCGTTTCCGTTGCCTGAAGTGTGGCAGACCGACTCGAAGTAAGCTCAGCCAACAAGGTAAGGTGAAACGCGCCATGCTCAAGAAAGGGCCGGTATGATATGGAGCATTTACCGAAGCCTAAGTCCTATCCGAAAGAGATCTTCTTTGGCGCTGAGCGGTACAAGATCAAGTTCAAGAAGAACTTCGAGATGTACGGCGAGACAGACTGGATCAAGAAGACCATCACGATCAAGGCGGGAATGAGCAGGCGGGAAACCATGTCCACCCTGATCCATGAACTCCTCCATATCGTGGAGTTCGAGGTGCCGGTGAAGATCAAACACAAGACGATCTACAAGCTGGAAAAAGCGATCATGGAACTTCTACTGGATAACTTTATATGAGCACTCCAGACTATAAGCTCACTGCAGACTTCAAGTATTGGGTAAACACGCAGGACTGCATCACCATGCCTGCAGGGACATTCGTAAGGCCGGTCGAGTTCCGCTATTTGCCAAAGGAGCTGCAGGACAGAAGCTCGCTGATTAAGATTGCAGACAAGGAAGTTTTCTGCCATACTAAGATCGGCCTGATTCCAATTCCGAAGGAGCTATTGAGGAAGACGACATGAAGAAACACTTAGAGATTGAGTTCAAGTATCGAGCAGATAACGTAGGCCTGGAGGCGTTCGTCAAGTTCTGTAAGGACTTCAACGGCCTCAAAGGGCAGTTCTCAGCTTCTGGCTATGATCATTTTTACGATAATGTTAAAGACTCTGGCGCGTTTGGCCGCCTCCGCGTAGGGCCGGATTCTAACCAACTCACTTTTAAAAGGAAGACTGAGAACGCTAATAACTTTGTTCGTACTGAGCATAACATTGATCTGGCTCCTACGACAAGTCGCGAACAGATAGAAGCGTTTTACGGAGAGTTTGGGTATGTCTACAATATGTCTCTTTTCAAGAGCTGCTTCGTCTACGAGTACGAACGTCATATCTTCGTGTATTACGTCTGCTACGACACCGACATGAAGGAGACAGGCCGGTATATCGAAGTGGAGATGAGCGAGGATTACCCGTGGGCGAGCGAGTCTGACGCCTACGAGGAACTCACGGTGTTAGAGAAGCTCATGAAACCCCTCGGCATTAGTCCTCAGAGCCGCGTCAAGAAGAGTTTGTTCGAGCTGTACCGCAAGGAGGGGAAATGATTTATAACGAAGCTAAGTTCAAGGTAGGAGATAAAGTCTTAGTGATTGATATTTCTCGGACGATACATGCCGGAGTAACCATAGGTGACGTGGGATACGTCACCGACGACAGTAGTGCTCCGTATGTAAAATTCGATCATATAGAGGAGGTCAAGTCCTTTGCTCAGCAGAGACTCAAATTAGTGACGGGCGAAGAGTCGGAACTCGAAAAACTTTTGTTGTGGAATAGGGTGAGTAAATGACGGACAATCAAGCCATGATGGGCATCAAGATTATGATGTTCCTAGTCGTCCCGATCTCCATCGTCTATTGTATACGCTGGATGCTTACCCCGGTGAAACAAGTCAGGAAGCCGCAGGTGATCTTCCTCCTGATGGCACCGCACATGCTGATGCCGTACAAGCCAAAGACGCTCCGCCTCTGCAATTTTCACTTGACATTACTTCCTAAAGGGCGTATAGCTTTAGTAGTAGACAAAATCAAATGTGATACATGCGAAAGGGAAAAATATGCACCTCCTCGGGTTTAACGGAAAAATGGGAGTAGGTAAGTCCACTGCCATTGAATGCTTGAAAGACCTCCTCCCCGCGAACAGTCCAGTCAAGCTCGTCAAGTTCGCGCAGCCGCTCTACGACATGCAGGAGTTCATCTACCGGCGCATCTCCTCGGTGCATGAGCGTGATGCCTCCTTCACTAAGGATCGGAAGCTCCTCCAATGGCTCGGAACCGAGTGGGGCAGAGGAACAGTGAATGAAAATATTTGGGTAGATATCTGGCAGAAGGAAGTTGAGTCTGCGAGCGCCAAGTCTATCGTTGTCTGTGACGACGTTCGTTTCGACAACGAGGCAGAAACCATGGCACGACTCGGCGGAACGATCGTCCAGATTACTTCCAACGACTCGCAGAATAGGATTGACACGAAGGCCGGAATCGTGCAACACTCATCCGAGGCTGGTATCGACTCAAGGTTTATCGACTTCACGGTGGAAAACAACGGAACTCGTCTTCAGTACCTGGATCAACTGACGGCGTTATACAAACAACTCGGCTTAGTGCCGAATGAAAGGTAATATGGGATACAAAGAAGTAGTAAAGAACAACGCAATTACTCTGGGCGGCATAGATAAGAAAACCGGAGTAAAAAATCCTACGAGTATCGAAGGATATTTTCTTCGTACCCGCGAAGCCGGTCCAAATCGATTCAACCCGAAGAAGATGGACTACATTCACGACCTTCAGACCGCCGACGGCGACCAAAGTGTGTGGGGTAAAGTGGATATGGACAGTAAGCTCCGCACAGTGAAGCCTGGAACCTTGGTTACTATCAAGACTGATGGCGAGATCGACACCGGTAAAGGTAATCCAATGAAGAAGTTCAAAGTCATGGTCGATGAAGACCAGACGATTGAAGTCGCCGATGCTTCTGAAGAAGAGTTCCAGGACGAGAACGACGAGGGCCTGGATGCGGAAGAGTCCTTGGACGCTGAAGAAGCGCCGCTGGATGAGCCTCCTCCAGCTCGCACCAAGCCTCCAGTCCACGCCGCTCAACCGGCTTCCAAAGCCTCTCAAGCCAAGACGAAAGGCCTCCTCGGTAATCGCAAGTCAGTATAAGTTCGCGGCCCTTAACTGCGAATAAACGGACAGGGAGTAACTCGACGCGCCGGAAGAAAAGCCGTCTCGTTTGCAGGTTAGATTCCTGCTCCTGTCCGTGATTTTAAATCGGAGGGATAATGGTCTATCGTTGCATCTTACCAGATTGGGCGGTAGCTAAGTATCCAGGACTGAAGAAAGTCGTTGAAGGAGACTTCAACGATGAATATCTTCAGGCTCTAAACAAGCAGGGGTACAACTGTTACTTCCTCCCTAATTACCCCACGGCCTATGATAAGAATGCTACAGTCGATGGATCTCACATCGACTCCTTCAACTTCGTGTTTATCGATATGGACAGTAAGGCCGGGTATTGGAAAACGAAAGATCAGTTCATCGAATACCTTCAGACTTGTGGTCCAACTCCAACTTACGTCGTAGACTCCGGCCACGGTGTACACGCCTACTGGCAGGTGACTGATCTCGATGCGATGAGTTATCTCAAGATTCAACGCCGCCTTTGCCGGTATTATAACACAGACGACGCAGTTTGTAAGATCTACCAGCTCATGCGCGTTCCTGCTACCATCAACACCAAAAACGAGGTTACTCCAGTTGAGTGTAAACAACTTTATGAAACTGACACCACATACACTTGCGAAGAGCTTGATAAGATACTTCCTCCGATCACTCATGAGGACAGTGCGTACTGCCAAGCGCACTTCGACAAGACGTACCATGTCGGTGAGGAAATTACAGTCAATGAAAGGATGCCGCTCAAGTTCTACCAGCTACTTAGAAACTCTCCTGAAGTGAAGGAGATCTGGTCCGGGAACTCAGACGACCGCTCCAAGGCTGACTACCGCCTAGGCCACATCATGTTCGCCAACGACTTTACCAAGGATGAGGCCATGTCCGTCCTGGTGAACTCCGCCAAGGCACTCCCCCGCGCTCCAGCGCACCGTATCGGCTACGCGCAGGGCATCGTGGACAAGATCTGGACCTTCGAGGAGGCACCGGATACCGAAGGCCTAACTCTATCTAACAGTGTTAAGGAGATTTTACAAAGGTCAGGAGACACTCTAAAAGGCACCAGGTTCCCTTGTCACAAGTACATTGATGCTACCCTACGCGGCTTCCGTCTTGGGCAGGTTGTAGGGCTTGTGGCAGGCTCTGGGGTGGGTAAAACGGCTATGGCCCTCAACATGTTCCAGGGCTTCGTCAAGAACAACCCGGAATATGACCATTTCTTCGTCCCCCTAGAGCAGCCTGCAGCCGAGATCGCCGAACGCTGGAAGACGATGTGCGGCTCCGACACGAAGCTCCATGAGAAGGTGCATGTCATCAGCAACTACAATGACGACGGCTCCTTCCGTCACCTCTCCTTCGATGATCTCAAGCAGTACATCTTGAAGTTCCAGAAGCTCACCGGACGGAAGATCGGCTGCGTCGTCATAGACCATATAGGAGCTTTGAAGAAGACCGGGAAGAACGGCGAGAACCAAGACCTCATGGACATTTGCCATGAGATGAAGGCGTTCGCCGTCCAGACCAACACCCTCATGATCATGCAATCGCAGGCACCGAGGGAGAAGGCCGGTATCGGAGATCTCGAACTGAACAAGGACGCCGCCTACGGGACGGTGTTCTTCGAGTCCTACTGCGACTTCCTGATTACCATCTGGCAGCCGGTGAAGCGGTGCCACTCGGAGTCGAAGTGTCCGACCGTAACATCATTCAAGTTCTGCAAGATCCGCCACAAAAACACGAAGCTCGATGAGATCCAGGAAGACGTACCCTACAAGCTCTTCTTCGATCCGATGAATGAGACTTTCAGAGAACTCACTCAGATGGAAGAGAAGTCGTTCGACTTCTTCAACAAAAAATCGACGGCTACGCGGAGAATGGACAGGAAGACAGACCTCGTACCGTACAAGAGCATAACGTGGACCAAGGGAGGCAAAGATGACACAAGCTCAGCTCTTGAAACAAAGCATTAGGCTGAAAAAATATTACTCGGATAACCTCGAATATTGTAGGGAGTCACGCAGGAAACGAGTCCAAAAATGGCGCAAGGCGCATCCAGAGGCAGCCAAAGAATCTAGGTCTGCAGAGAACTTTAAAAAGGGAGCGCGCTATGGAGAAGTTGATTATCGTAAAGACCCTAAAAGAACTGAAGGAATTGGAGTATTATCTAAATGACAAGGATTACATCTCATACGACGTGGAAACAACAGGTACGGATAAGGAAGCGCAGGTTATCGGCTTTTCTATATGCGCGGATATTGATGTTGGTTACTATGTCATATTATCCTTTTGGGACGGAGCCAGTAATAAGATATGTGACCTCGAAACAAAGAAAGGAGCTAAGGCGTTTATTGAACGACTTGTTGGAAAATCCCTAGTAATGCAGAATGCGCCGTTCGACTGCGCACGCACCAGGGAGAATTTTGGAGTCGAGCTGATGCCTTACGTCGTCCACGATACCCTCGTTGGCGGCCATCTCCTGAACGAGAACCGCCTGAACGGCCTTAAGGAGCGTGCCGTGGAACTCTACGGTGCAGACGAGCGCAAAGAGCAGGCAGCGATGAAGGCGAGTGTCGAGAAGAACGGCGGAATGCTCACCAAGGCGAACTACGAACTCTACAAAGCCGATGCCGACCTCATCGCCGAGTACGGTGCCAAAGACGCCATCATGACTCTCAAGATCTTCTACAACGACGTACCGCTCCTGTTCGAGCAGAAGCTCGACAAGTTTTTCTACGACGACGAAACGATGCCACTCCTGCGTGGTCCCACCTACGACATGAACACAACCGGCCTCCGAGTCGATCCAGAGAAGCTCCAGAAGCTCAAGGAGACACTGGAAGCCGAGTGCCTAGACGCCAAAGGCTTTATCTACAAAGAGATTACCCCCCTGGTGAAAGATAAGTACCCCGGCACCTCGAAGGCGAAGACCTTCAACATTGGCTCCTCAAAGCAGCTCGCATGGCTATTGTTCATCCACCTCAACCGGCCTTTCAACACCCTCACCAAGGGGGGACGCGAACTCTGCAAGGCACTCAACATGAAGCTCCCCTATACCCTCTCTGCCAAGAAGGAGTTCATCCAGACGGTGTCAGAGCACAAAGGCGAGATCTACGCCGATGGGAAATACAATCCCAAGACCAAGAAGCAAGGACGGCCAAAGAAGGTCGGAGATCCTTGGAACTACCTCCAGTGTGGTAAAGTGACGCTCGCCCTCCTTGCACCTAAATACAAGTGGGTCGAGAAGTTCATGGAGTACGCTAAGAACATGAAGCTCCTGAACACCTACGTCCTAGGCATACAGGGCAAGATGAAATACAACGTCATCCATCCGAACTTCCTTCAGCATGGGACGACTTCAGGCCGGTACTCCTGTAAGCACCCCAACTTCCAAAACCTCCCAAGGGACGATAAGCGCGTGAAGGCGTGCATCATCGCTCGCCCTGGTAACGTCTTCGTAGGAGCCGACTATGCGCAGCTTGAACCTAGAGTCTTTGCGAGTACGAGTCGAGATGAGACTCTGTGCGGCTGCTTCGCTCGCGGAGAGGATTTTTATAGTGTCGTCGGCGCTCCAATATATGGAAAGACTGACTGCAGCATGTTCAAGTCCGACGCAAACTCCTTTGCTAAGAAGCATCCGAAGCTCCGAGATGATTCAAAAATCATTGCGCTCGCGACTCCGTATGGCCGTACCGCCTTCCAGCAAGCTGCGACAATGGGTATCACGACGGATGAGGCGCAAGACCTAATCAACAAGTACTTCGAGGCATATCCTAAAGTGGAACTCATGATGTTGGAGAGTCATGAGCAGGCGAAGAAGCATGGTGTCGTGTACAATCTCTTCGGTCGTCCTCGCCGGATGCCAGAGGCGATGGAGATCCCGGAGATCTACGGCAACGCGTCGCATGGAGAACTGCCATATACGGCAAGGAATCTCTTGAACCTCGCCATGAACCATCGCGTCCAAAGCACCGCAGCCTCGATCATGAACCGCGCGGCCATTGCCTGCTGGAAAGGTATTCAGCAATTCAATGGTTTGGTGAAGATCGTCCTCCAAGTCCACGATGAATTGGTCCTCGAAGGGCCGGAGCACCTGAAGGAGCAAATGGTCAAGATCTTGAAGGATGCGATGGAAAATACAACCAAGCTTCCCGGTGTCGATCTCGTAGCAGAGCCAAAAATAGCCTTGAATCTCGCCGACTTAAAATAAGTCTTGACAAGTCCAGTCTAGTATGCCCATTTTTCCCTTGTATTCTTTTCTTGTTATTGTTAAGGTCAATAATAAGAAAGGGCATACACCATGCTTGAAAAAGATCTTGACATTGGATACATCGGAATCGTGTTTGCGGCTATCGGTCGCTTCTGCACCAGACTCCGCAACTTCTTCCCCTCCCCGGTCCCGCAAGGAGTGGCAGAGTTCGAGGTATGGTCTTCGAGCATCATCCAGACCTACGGCTTCCCCGACAACGATAGCGTAAGGTTTGCCCTCGCTACCATGATCCTCCACTCAGGGCCGACCGCCGCCTACGCCTCGAAGCGTTACTTCGCAGTGATGGTGAAAGCCGGAGCTGCGAAGCAAGTCGCCTCTCAGGTCTTCACCGATATTAAACAGCGACAAATTGCCGCCCAACAACAAGCAGCAGCCACTGCAGCTCCAGTGGCACCGAATGTCCAGCCCGTTTAAAACCAAAGAATTTCAAGATCTCCAGAAAGTCTGGAATAGAAAGCTAGAAAAAAGTGGTTTCCAAGACATTGAGCGTTCAGATCGAGTGGGTAAAGCATCCGGGCGACTCAAGACGGATGCCCTCAAGAATATCACTCAGTCCTACACCGCAGAGCAGTTCGCGGTCAAGGAAGAATATTATCGTCTTGCAGGCCAATTCCTTCATGACTACAAGTTCAAGAGCGATAATGATAGAACGATATGGAGAATGCACTCGGAGGGCATTAGTGTTCGAGATATTATAAGAGCACTCAAGAAGAAGGGCGTAACGGCCTATAAAGACTTGGTGCATGGAACAATCAAACGGCTTGCCGACGAGATGAAAAGTTATGTTAGACAAAGCTGAGTTGGTGCAGATCAGAGATGCGGTAGCAGGAGATGCGAACTTCGTGTTCTCCACCTGGCTCAAAGGCCTCCGCTTCGGCAATCCCTGGTTTGGCCTGATCGACTCGAAGATCTACTACGCGACGTACCACAAGGTCATCGAGGCGCTCTTAGGCAAGACGACGATCAAAGTGGCCTGCCTGAAGGAAGATCCCGGTGTCATCTTAGGCTACGCCGTTTACCACGGCACTCGTTTAGATTGGGTGCATGTCAAAAAGAGCTGGAGAAACATAGGACTCGCCAAGGATCTCGTACCCAAAGAAATTACTTCTGTCTCTCATGTCACCGAGATAGGACGTAATATAATCAAAAAGCGTGGCAATATTGTCTTCGATCCCTTCACATTCAACTAAAAGGAACCCAAATGAGTAGCGCACCAGAAAAGAAACCCCGTACCCTCCACGATGTTCAGCTTGATTATCAGAATGCCTGCCTGAAGGCCGGACAGATGCAGTATCAGAAAGCCATGCTCGAAGAAGACTTGAACATGTTGAACTCCGCCATCAAGGATATTAACCTGGAAGCCGCCAAGCTCCAGAACATCGCAGCCGAAGCCGCCAAGCTCGTAGCCGCGCAAGGAACTCCGTCGCCTGCTCCAGAACAACCCTCAACCGAACAAGGAAACGCCTAATGACTAACAAAGTAACCTACGCCAAGCTCCACGCCGGAATTTTCATCCCTGGTGTCGGCACACTCAAAGACACTCTCCCCCCAGACGGAAAGACGCTCGAAGGCTTCGTCATGGTCAAGCAGGGAGATGGTAATCTCCGCTTGAGCTGGACGAACAAAGGTAAAGCACTCAGAGAGACAGCCGAAGTAGGCGCAAGTAATATCATCTGTCTTGTATTTGAATCCGAGAAGCTCGCCAATCAAGATGCGTAAGATTCTCCCACCAGGCAAGAAGGACTCATCAGGAGCGTACATCAAGGAAACTCCAGCACCAGATCTCGGTCCTTTCAAACTGAGTGACTTTCTCTTCGATAAGCAACTGAAGTTTGTCGAAGATCCAAGGCCATTCAAAGTTGCCGTATGTAGCCGCCGCGCAGGTAAGACCGTTGCTTGCGCGGCGCATCTCATTGACATTGCGATGAATAACAAAGAGGTAGTATGCCTCTACATCACTCTGTCCAGGAACAACGCTAAGAAGCTGATCTGGAAAGAGATCGAAAAGATCAACCGCCTCTACAAGCTCGGCGGCACTCCAGATCACACCGAACTCTCCATGACCTTCCCGACCACTGGTTCAGTGATCTACCTTTCCGGTGCGAAAGACCAATCCGAGATCGAGAAGTTCCGAGGCCTTGCCCTCAAGATCGTCTACATCGACGAGTGTCAGTCCTTCAAGGAGTATATCGAAGACCTAGTGGACGACATTCTTTCCCCCGCCCTGATGGACTACGCAGGCACCCTATGTCTGATCGGCACCCCCGGTGCAGTTCCAGCAGGGTACTTTCACAAGTGCGCGGTAGATACCGACGCCTGGTCACACCACGGCTGGACCTTTTTCGATAACCCGTTCGTCGAAGTGAAGTCAGGTAAGACGCACCAGGAGCTTCTGGACAGGGAACTTAAGCGCCGAGGCGTCAAGATGGAAGATCCCTCCATCCAGCGCGAGTATTTCGGACGGTGGGAACTCGACAGCGACTCCCTCTGGATTCACTACGATCCAGCAAAGAATCATTTCATCGAGCAGATCCCGCGTATCAAATACAACTACATCATGGGTATCGACTTAGGATACGAAGACGCCGACGCCATAGCGGTCATCGGCTGGTCCGAACAAGATCCCTGCACCTACCTTGTCGAAGAGATCGTGATGAAGCGCCAAGGCATTACAGAGCTTGTAGAGCAGATCCAGTACCTCGCTAAGAAGTACGACGTAGGGAAGATGGTCATCGACGAAGGGGGGCTGGGTAAGAAGCTCGCCGAAGAGATGCGCAGACGCCACGGTGTACCGGTGCAGCCTGCAGACAAAGCACGTAAGATGGAGAACGTCGCCTTCCTGAATGACTCCCTACGCACCGGTAGGTTTAAGGCGAAGTCGGCTTCACACTTCGCGCAGGACTCCTACTTGGTCGAGATCGACCGAAACAAGTCAACGCCAGAGAAGATCAAACTCTCCGACAAGTACCACTCAGACATTATTGACGCGGTGTTGTACGCCTTCAAGGAGTCTCCAGCGTTTACTTACCAGAAGCCTGTTGAGCTTCCCAAACCAGGGACGAAGGAATGGGCAGACGCTCAACAGGCAGGTATGTGGTCTTCAGCCTTGGATCATTTTCAAGAGCAGGCAGAGCTTGAACGAAAGATCAGTGAGTACGGTGAGTAGAAGGCTTAACAAAGTAGAACTTATTTTCGACTTGTTCACGGCGTAATCCTCCTTCTTCGGCTTTCATCAGATGACCGTTCTCTTGGAAGAACTGGTCAAGCTCCGCGCATAGACACTTGTTGTACGGCTCCCCGCAGGCCTTACAGATACTCATATTCGCTTCTTTATTCTTGCTCATTTGCCAACTCCTCGTTAATGATTTTCATGACCTTGCCTTGAACATGACTGGCTGCGGCACCGAACTCGTAAGCTCCAATCTCGTCGCCGTCTTCTCCGACTTCCACGATCTCTGCGTTGTCGAGCATCTCCTCAAGACTGCGTCCGCTCGTATCCAAACGAAGCTCAACGCCATCCACTGTAGAAATTGTCTTATCTTCGATTACATGAATTGTCATATTATCTCCTTCTGTTCAACTTAGAACAAACACCGGAAGCTGTCAAGTAACATCTCCAGGACGATTGCACTCTTCGAGATGTTGTATTTACAACATAAAACTCAATCCCATCAACACCGTACACTCTCCAAAGTTTGTATCTCATGCACCTAAGTAATAGCAATACGAATGCCAACTAAAACACCAATAGTATTAGTAGTACGAAAATCGAATATCACTAAAAAGTGAGCAAAGTGACAGTTTTAGGTCCAATACTGACAAAAAAAGGATGTTCTAGCGACTATAGGAGCGTCAATGTCATCCCTTCCCTTCCTTCGCAAAAAGAATGACGCCGGTATCGCAGGCGTAATGGTCCAACACAGATCGCCAGATGCAGAAGGAGAAGGCCATAAAGACCAAGAAGATCAACCAGAAGCAGGCCTAAGAGCCTGCGCCAAAGACCTCATGGACGCCATCAGCTCCGGTGACGAAGGCCGAGTTGCCTCCGCCCTCCGCGCCGCGTTCGAGATCTGCGACTCAGAGCCGCACGAAGAAGGTCCACACACTAACGAAGACGAAGAAGAGTAAAGGAAACAGATAGATGCCGCTCATGTCAGGAAAGTCAAAGAAAGCCTTCAGTAAGAACGTGGAGACAGAGATGGACGCAGGGAAGCCCCAGAAGCAGAGTTTGGCAATTGCTTATAATATCAATCGTCAAAATACTCCCCGCAAAAAGATGGCAGCCGGTGGAGAAGTCATTTCAGCCGCTACCGAGAAACGCCCTTCGCCAGAACAAGAGTTCGCAGATGCCATGGATGCCCGCCAAAACTCTGGCAACGCAGGCTACAGGAAGCCAGAAGATTGGACTTCAGCTCAAGATACCCCGGAGAACGAAGTAGGCGCTACCCGAACAGGCCGCGCCGTCACTGATATGTCTCCGCAGCACAACAATGGTCGCGCTCCTTACGCTCAAGGCGGTCGAGTTAAAGACACCGGTATGGACCTTATGGAGCATAACGATGAGGATGACCTCCTTGACAGTATGGCTCCGAATGGGAACCGTATGGAGCAGCCGAAAGGCACCTACGATGAATCTCAGCCTCCCATCACCTCTGGAGATCCCGACGAGACCCACCCCCACACCGGTGAAACCCAAGAAGACATGATGCGCCGACACGCAATGGAGATGGAACACTTCGCCCATGGCGGTCCAATGAACCCCAAGCTCCAGCAATCACACCTCGAACCGGACGAAGGTGACAACCTCGTTCAAGAGATCATGAACAGCCGCAAGCACAAGATGGCAGGCGGCGGTAAAGTGCGCTCGGACCAAGGGATCGGTGAAGGTGACTCCATGTTCGACTTTCCCCAGAATGACGGCGAAGTGGATCTTGAAGGCAACTCCAAAGAAGACCGCAATAACGAAGATCAGATGAGCTATCGCGCCGCAGGCAAAGAGCAGTACAATCTGCGCCAGCTTTCAAAACAGCCGAAAAACTCCAACGAGAAAGCCGACAGCCGAGAAGAAGATTCCGAGAACGTGAACGATGAATCGGATGTCAAGCAAATCCGTAGAAAAATGAAGAAGAAGGCCGAGTAATGTCCCCTGGTGAACTCAAGAAATTGGCAAAAGCTTGCAGAGCGGCAGGCATTAGCCATTTCAAGAACGCAGAGATCGAGTTCACTCTCACTAGCCTTCCCGACAAGCCGCTCAAGCCGGGAGAGAATCGTCCAATGGCTACCGGAGGTCTGAAGTCCGTTATCGATGAAGGTTTCGAAGCCGAAGGACTAAGCCAAGATGCACTGTTGCTTTGGAGCGCAAGCAATGACCGTACAGAGGAACCTGCAGATCCATCGTAATACGCAACTGCGTATAACATAACAATAATACGCATTCGCGTATAGGAATTTTGTGCAAGTAAGTTCAGCAGCAAAGCCATCCAACACCATTACGATGAACACAAGCGCCAAGAAGCTTGCGTCCAAAATGAGCCATTGGTGGAAGACGACTGACAAGGTCGAGCGTAAAGGTGAGATGCTCGGCACCGCAGCGTTCCTGAAAGAGACTCAAGCCTATCGCCAACGCCAAACAGCCATCTACGCTCGGCTCTATGGCAACATGTCCCTGTTCAACTTCATCGGCTCGAACATCAGCAAGATGGATCAGACGCATGGACTCCCAACAGACCGTCCTACGTTCAACGTGGTGCAGTCCTGCGTGGATACGCTCGTTTCGCGTATCTCACAATCAAGGCCTGCCCCGGTGTTCCTCACCGACAACGGCGACTACAAAGAGCGTAACCTCGCTAAACGCCTGAACAACTTCATCCTCGGCGAGTTCTACCAAACGAAGACCTATGAGAAGTGCGCCATCATCCTCCGAGATGCCCTGGTGACTGGCACCGGCTGCCTCAAGATCTACGAGAACCAAGAGAACAAGGTCGCCTTGGAACGCGTCCTCTGCACCGAACTCCTGATCGACCCCAACGAATCTATCTACGGTGAACCGCGCCAACTGTATCAAGTCAAGCTCATCGATAAATCCGTTCTGAAAGAGATGTTCCCCAATAAGAAAGGCGACATAGAGACAGCCGAGAAAGCATTCCCAGACAACTCGGCCGACAGCTCAAAGACCGTTTCAGACCAGGTGATGGTCGTTGAAGCATGGCACCTTCCCTCCGGCCCTAACGCCTCAGACGGTCGCCATATGATCGCCTGCACGTCTTGCATCCTGTTCGATGAGGACTACGAGAAGGACAAGTTCCCTTTCGTGTTCCTCCACTACTCGAACCGGATGCTCGGCTTCTGGAGCCAAGGCGTTCCCGAGCAACTCATGGGAACGCAGATGGAGATCAACTCCCTGCTCTACACCATCAGCCGGGCAATCAAACTGGTCGGCGTACCTCGCGTCTTCATCGAAGAAGGCTCGAAAGTCTCCAAAGCGACCAACAACAACGAAGTGGGGGTGATCATCGGTTATAGGGGCACGAAGCCAATCTATGAAGTGGCTCCCTGCGTTCCCCAAGAGCTTTATGCGCAGCTCCAGCGCCTCATTGACTATGGGTACCAACAGTGCGGTGTATCGGCCCTCCAGGCGTCTTCTGAGAAGCCTGCGGGCCTAAATTCAGGCGAGGCTATCCGCTCCTATGATGATATTTCTACTGATCGCTTTGCCGCCCTTAGTCGTAAATACGATAATCTTTTTGTCGATGTTGCCTATCAAGTCATCGAACTCGCTAAAGAAATAGCCGAACGCGACGGCAAATACGGCACCGTTTATCCGAACAAGAATGGCACCAAGCAGATCGATCTCCCTAAAGCCGACATGCTCCAAGATCCCTTTGTTATCCAATGCTTCAACATGTCGAGCCTCCCAAGAGATCCAGCAGGACGCCTCCAGAAGATCACCGAGATGATCCAATCTGGGATGATCACGATCCGCGAAGGTCGTCGGCTGCTTGATTACCCCGACATTGAGCAGAACGAACGACTCGCCAACGCCAGTGAGGAACGTATCTTCCAATACCTCGATATGATTATCGAAGATGGCATTTACACGCCTCCAGACTCCTTCATGGACATTCAGCTCGCGAATGACACCGTGGTGCAATATTACAACCTGTACGCCGCAGCCAAGCTCGAAGAAGAGAAGCAGCAGATGCTCAGGAACTTCTATTCT